CTGTTCCCTCACGGGTGGGATTCCGGTCTTTACGAATCTTGCGTGATGAACACCGATCCTTCTTTGTCAGCATGTTTGGAAAATCGCCGCAGTGCGGGCGGTTTGCACGGCTTTGTTTCTCACCCCGACGATTGTCGGGGTCGATTCAGACATCATGAGTTCCTCAGCACTTGTTTGGACGGGGCAACCCGTCCTTTACGAGTGTCTTCGGCTCTGACTGTCGTTCAAAGCGCCGGCAAGCCTCGGCCTCTTAGCAAGTTCTCGGCGGACGCGATACACCTTAGACCGCTGCACGCAGCAATCTATGATAGGTTGTCGCGCGAGAAATGGCTTTGCCGAGGCGATTTTACTACTGATGTCCTACAGCGCGCTGGTTTTTCTTATGTTTCTGGTGAAACTTTGACTTCGGGGGATTACAAGAGCGCCACGGACAACCTTTCTATAGAGGTTGCCGAGGCTATTCTTGACGAGTTGCTTAGGTCCACGGTCTCTGTGCCTGGATCGATGAAAGCATACGCCATGAAAATCTTGCGTCCCACGTTGTTCAACCTTGAGCACGGCATAGATGATTTTTGCCCTACGAGAGGTCAAATGATGGGGTCTTTTCTTTCTTTCCCTCTGCTTTGTCTGCAGAATAGAATCGCTTTCTTGTATGCAGGCGACTCAGTCGGGATTGATTGTTCAGAATTCCCATGTCTGATCAATGGTGATGACATACTTTTCCGTTCCGGTCCGCACTTCAGTGCGCACTGGATGGATACAGTCGGTCAACTCTCATTGGAGGTAGAAAAGACGAAGACGTCCGTTTCCCCGGAGTTCGGTTCGCTTAATTCCACACTTTGTCGGCGCTTCGGCGCCTTCTATCGTGTGGTTGCGACTGTCCGAATGGGAATGCTACGGGAGTCTGAGTCTTATGATACTCTCTCGAAGGGTTTTGATGATTTTATTGCTGGACTAAAGGGGTCACTCCGTTATAGAGCGGCGATGGCCTGGTTCAGCTGGAACATAGGAAAAATACGGCCTTTAGGACTCACAACTTGGGATCTCGGTTTTCGAGGTCCCTTGGCCTATAGGGCGACAAAGAAGTTCGGATTACGGCAAGGGCCGAGTCTCCAGAAAATTCCGAGTCTCAAGATTGAGAATGGTCTGTCGCTCACTTGTGAGTATGTGGACCCTGATCTCTTGGACCAGGACGAAAAGAAGGAGAACTTGGCCGAATTGGCCGCTTGGAAATGGAGGACGGCATTCCAGGTTTCTTCGAGGTCACGTGCGTTGATGGATCTGTATCTAGCCGTTAGCGCTACTAGGCGAGATGCCCCGGATTTCAAACCGTACTTGTACGGTGGCGAAAATGGGGTTCTTACCAAGAATGTAGGCGGCGCTAAGATCTTTAGACAGCACGTGGAGTCAATTGATAGGGGGTTTCCTCTTCTCATTCCTATGAGGGGAAAGTTACCCACCTACGAAGAGTTCCTGGCGGGAGAGGTAGACGTCGGCTCTGCTGAGCTGCTAGCAAAGAAGAAATAAGTGACCCTAACGCCGTAGGACCCAGGACAGTGCTTAGCGCTCCCGCTCTAGAAAACAGTTAAGGAAATATGGATCAAGGGGTGACCCTCCCATGGATGTACACCAATGTCAGTTGATTCGTTCAACGGTTCGTCGAAACTCTTTCCTGAAGTTGATGAGTTGGAGGCAGCGGTTCGCTGGCAAACCC